CGTACAGCCTCATGGCGCGTCGCAACCGTTACAACATCTACGCCGGGAATTTCTAACTATGGCGACTAAAATCACCATTTCTAACCTTCCGGCTACATCTTCGTCTTCGGGCGCGGATGAGTTTGTGCTGGTTCAAAGCAACCTGACCAAAAAGATTACTAACACTAATCTTTTTACAAGCGTCACGCTTACTAGCCCGACGTTGGTAACGCCGGTGCTTGGCGTGGCTACGGCTACTAGCATCAACAAAGTAACGTTTACAGCCCCAGCAACCGGCGCAACGTTGACGATTGCCAATGGCAAGACGCTGACGGCTAACAACTCCATTACGCTTGCCGGTACCGACGCAACGACAATGACGTTCCCGTCTACGAGCGCGTCAATCGCGCGCACTGACGCGGCACAGACGTTTACGGGCACGCAGACCTTTGCGGGTGCCGTAGTGGGTAGCGTGCAGACGCTTTCCGGTCCCGGCGCTGTCAATGTCACGACGCTGACTACAACGTTCACTTCTACCGGCGCAGGCAATGCTCTGACGTTGGTTGATGGTGTGGCGGGGCAGCTCAAGGCGGTTGTGTATGTTGCCGAAGCCGCAGGCGGCGATACGGGCGTGTTGACGCCTACCAACTTTGGCAACGGCACGACCATTACCTTTAACGCAGTCGGCGAAAGCGTGTTGTTGCAGTTCCTCGGCACCGACTGGTGGATCGTGTCCAACAACGGCGCTACCGTTGCCTAACCCATGAAGACACCGATTCTAGGGTCATCTTATGTGGTGCGTAGCCCCAATGCGGCTGACGCACGCATGGTTAACTTGTACCCCGAGGTCATCCCCGAGGGCGGCAAGGAGCCAGCCTATTTGCAGCGTTGTCCTGGCATGGAGCTAATTGCCTCGGTCGGCTCGGGACCGATTCGTGGGTTGTGGAACCGCGAGAACGACATCTACATTGCTTCGGGCAATGAGCTGTTTAAGATGACGCCTAGCATTGCCATCACCAAACTCGGCGACATTACCGGCACCGGCCCGGTGTCAATGGCCGACAACGGCGTGCAATTGTTCGTAGCGTGTAATCCAGACGGATACATCTACAACTTTACAACGGGCGTGTTTGCTCAGATTACCGATCCAGATTTCCCTGGTGCCGTCACCGTGGGGTATCTTGATGGGTACTTTGTGTTTAACGAGCCGAACAGCCAGCGTATCTGGGTCACGCAACTGCTTGACGGTTTGTCTGTTGACCCGCTGGACTTTGCTAGCGCCGAAGGATCGCCCGACGGTTTAGTAGCCATTATGATTGACCACCGCGAAGCGTGGCTCTTTGGCACAAACTCAACCGAAGTCTGGTACAACTCGGGCAATGTTGACTTTCCGTTAGAGCGCATTCAAGGTGCTTATAACGAAATCGGCTGCGTTGCGCCGTATTCGGTCGCCAAGCTCGACAACACCGTTTTTTGGCTAGGGTCGGACGCACGCGGACGCGGGATCGTTTACCGCGCGAATGGCTATCAGGCCGCGCGCGTATCTACGCACGCCGTTGAGTTTGCTATTCAGCAGTACAGCGATATGTCCGACGCGCTGGCGTATACATACCAGCAAGACGGCCACGCGTTCTACGTATTAATTTTCCCGTCTGCCGATACGACGTGGGTGTTTGACGCCGCGACCGGCGCTTGGCATGAGCGTGCCGCGCTCGTCAACGGCGAGTACAAGCGCCATCGGTCTAACTGCCACGCAGCTTTTACTGGCTATCCGACAGTTGGCGATTTCCAAAACGGCAACATTTACCAGTTCAAACTAAATGTGTACTTAGACGCTGGCGTAGTACAGAAGTGGCTGCGCCGCTGGCGCGCGCTGCCCACCGGGCAGAACAACCTGACCCGTACAATCCATCACCAGTTGCAACTTGACTGCCAGACGGGTGTGGGCCTTTCGGGTGATGCGTCCTCATCGGCGCTGGATTTGATTCTGTCAACTGAAGGCGCGGTTGAGATTGAGACTAACCAGGCTGTAGCGCCTAACACCACACCAAGTTCGCTTTATGCGTTGATTGGCCCGAACGTCGGCACCGACCCCCAGGTCATGCTGCGCTGGTCCGACGATGGCGGCCATACTTGGAGCAACGAATACTGGCGCGACATGGGGCCGATTGGCACCACGCAAACCCGCGTCATCTGGCGTCGGCTCGGCGCGACGATGAAGTCGCGCGATCGCGTATATGAAGCCTCGGGGACTGACCCCGTTATCGTGGCTATCATGGGAGCGGAGCTACAGCTTAGCCCGACTACCGCATGACCGTACCTAACACGACTAACATTCCGGCACCTCGCGTGCCGTTTGTAGACGAGCGTACGGGCGTAATCTCGCGCGAGTGGTTCCGGTTTCTTAACAACCAGTTTCAACTGACAGGCGGCGGCACAACCGCTATCTCGCTCGCCGACCTTGAGCTTGCGCCGTACAGCGACGCAGCGACCGAAGCCGAGCTGACCGTTACGCAGTCGCGTGTGGAAGCGTTGGAACTAACGCCACGCCCGCCTGAGCTGACGCCGGTGAGCTTTGGATCGTTTTTTTCCACGCAGACCCAAGTAGCGACCGTCATTAATACGGCTAAAGCCATCACTTACAACAATGCCGACACGGCGTATGGCATTTACCGTGATCCGGCGGATAGCAGCAAGATTAAAGTCTCGCGGCCTGCCATCTACAACGTCCAGTTCTCCATTCAGGTGGACAAGACTTCAGGCGGTACCGGCCACTTTTACATTTGGCCCGCCATTAACGGTACGGCAGTCGCTAATTCTGGGTCGGTAATTCGAGTTCAGGGCAACAACGCCGAAATCTTCTCAGCAGCAAACTTTTTCTTGCCGCTGTCCAACGGCGACTATTTTCAGTTATATTTTTCCGTTGACAGCCTTAGCGTGCAGTTGGAGCACTTTGCTGCTTCGGCCCCTGTGCCCGCAATTCCATCCATCATATTGACCGTGATGCAGGTATATATATGACCGTATTTCTTTCCCCGCTGGCCGGTGCCGGCGCACAGTTTTTTGACGGTGCTGGCAACCCGCTTGCAGGCGGTCGCATCTTTACTTACACGGCGGGCACCACGACGCCAGAGGCGGCCTATACCAGCATCGGCGGGGGCACAGCGCACAGCAACCCCATTGTGCTCAACTCCGAAGGCCGCGTGCCGGCGGAGATTTGGCTGTCAGAGGCGGTCAGTTATAAGTTCATCCTGCAAACGGCGGCTGGCGTGCAAATCGGCACGTACGATGACATCTCGGGCGTCAACGATCTGACGGTTTCGGGCATTAGCTGGTCAAACGTCACGGGCACACCAACGACGCTTTCGGGCTACGGCATTACCGATGCGCTGTCAACGGCGACCGCTGCGGCAACTTACGCCCCAATCGCAAGCCCGACGTTTACCGGCACCGCGCTAATCCCCGACAACGCGCCCTCAAACACCAACTTTCCGGTCGGCTACCGCGAGGCACCGCTAAATAGCAAATCGACGGGGTATACGCTTATTGCTTCGGATGCCGGCAAAACCATCGCAATGAACGGGAGCAGCGTGACGTTGACCATTCCGGCCAACTCCGCTGTGCCTTTTCCGACGGGAACGGTATTCATTGTTATCAATCTCAATAGTTCGCCGCTATCCGTTGCCATAACGTCCGACACCTTGACGCTAGTTAACAGCACCACGACCGGCACGCGGACACTTGCGCAAAACGGCGTGGCGACCTGCATTAAGATCGGCGCGACTTCTTGGCTTATCAGCGGAGCGGGCTTGACCTAATGAGCGGGGCTACCCTTGTCGCGTTCATCAATGGCAGCACCGGCGGTGCTGGTGCGGGCGTGTTTGATTTTTCCGAGCCGGGATCGGGATTAATTGCTATCCCTGTGGGCGCTTTAGGCGTAACCATCCAAGTCTGGGGCGCGGGCGGTGGCGGTGGCTACGGCTATTTTGGCGAGTTAGCCCCAGGCGAGCCTGAAGTGTTCCCCGGCGGTGGCGGTGGTGGTGGCGGCTACAGCAAGACTGTCTTGTCGTTGTCGGGGCAAGACGGTAAAACCATCAACTATATCGTTGGTACGGGCGGCCCCGGCGCCACGGGATTTTCGGTAAACGGCGAGCCTGGCGGGTTTTCTAACGTGTCAAGCGGCACTTCGGGAACTCCGTATACTATTACGACCATGACCTCGAACGGCGGCAGCGGCGGCGACTCAGGGCAGTTTGCTAACCAAGGCGCAGGCGGTACGGCCTCGGGCGGTAATACGACCAACACGACCGGCAATGGCGGGGCAATCTTTACGCAAGCCGGAGCGGCAGGGCGTGCCGGCGATGCTAGCCTGACGGCAGGCGCAGGCGGTGACGGTGGGGGTCTTTTTGACGGCGATGCGGGCACGGCGGGTCGCGTGCGGTTTGTCTTTACATTCTAAGGTGACGTATGGCAGTTAGCATAAGAGTCCTAATCCCCGCAAAAAATGCTGAGTCTAGCCAGACGACGCAGTACACGGCGACCAACGTGTCGGCCATTATTGACAAGTTTACGGCTACCAACTACAGCGGTTCGGCTGCGGTGCTGTCGGTCAACCTCGTCACGTCGTTTGACAACGCTGGTAATCAGAACTTGATTGTTAAGACCAAGACGCTGCTGCCGTCGGAGACGTACACGTTCCCCGAACTGGTCGGGCAGGTGCTTGCGCCAGGTGGGGCAATCTCGACGTTGGCGGGCACGGCTACAGCCATCAACATCCGCTGCTCAGGACGCGAAGTGTCGTGATCGTCCGCAACGCCATTGCCGAGGACTTGCCGCGATACCTGCCGCTTGCGCAGGCGTTTCACGCGGCGTCCCCGATGCACGGCGTCATCCCGTTTGACAACGAGGGATATTCCGACTTTTACTTACGCGCCATGCTCGACCCGACGGTTGGCGTCTGGTTGGCAGAAGATGAAGGCGTCGTTATTGGCATCGCCGGCGCATTGTTCTACCCTATGTACTTCAGCCCGACCAGTATGGTAGTGCAGGAGCTGTGGTGGTGGCTAACTCCCGAAGCGCGGGGCAAAGGGGCAGGTCAGGCTATGTACAAAACGATTGAATCGTGGGCAATCGCAAAAGGCGCCGCCGCGCTCTTTATGATTGCCCTTGAAGATGAACGCGCAGATAAGATGGCCAGTTTTTATGCGCGAAAAGGCTTTCGTCCTATGGAACGCACGTACATTAGAGAGGTGGCGTAATGGCCATTGGAACCGCAGCAGCAATCCTTGGCAGCGCCGTTATCGGTGGGGCTGTCGCATCGCGGGGGGCTAGCAAAGCCTCCCGAGCGCAGACTCAGGCCGCCGATCAAGCGGCGCAGTTGCAGCGAGAGATATTTGAACGGCAGACGGAGCTGCAAGAGCCGTTCCGTCAAGCCGGCATTACGTCGCAGAATGAGCTGATGCGGATGCTCGGCCTTGGTGGCGAAGCGGGCACACCGGGCTACGGGTCAATCGGCGCGCCGTTTACGGCGGAGCAAATGGAAGCCGACCCCGGCTACGCGTTCCGTCTGGCGGAAGGCGAGAAGGCGTTGGGGCGTATGCAGGCCGCACGCGGTCAGTACCTTGGCGGCGGAGCGATCCGCGCCGGTGCTCGATACGGGCAAGAAATGGGTTCGCAGGAGTACATGAACGCCTTTAACCGCGCGCAGGCGCTGCTGGGTACGCGCCTTGGCGCGCTCGGCAGCCTCTACGGCGCGGGACAGGCCGCCGCGCAGCAGGTTGGTCAACAGGCTGGCCAGATGGGCACCAATGTCAGCAACCTGCTCATGCAGGGCGGTCAAGCTCGCGCGTCGGGCTACCTTGGCCAATCAAACGCACTTGCGCAGGCGCTGGGGCAGGCAGCTACTGGTTATGGCCTCTACCGGGGCGGGTACTTTGGCCCGACCGGCGGCGCGCCGAGCGGCGCCAACCTTCAAGCGGTGAATTACATG